TCTTGACCCCGAGACGCTGGCGAGTGTCTTCCCCAAGCGTGTCGATGCCTCGATTGTGGTGTCCCCGAGCGTCTATGTGACGGGTCAGGGCTTCGGTGTGACGTGGCGTATTGGGTATGCGCGTGTCTCTCCTCCTCAGCGTATCACGGCGCGCGATGTGTTCGCGGATGAGATCCGTCAGGAGGTGACGAACAAGGGCTCGGCCACGGCTCGTGCGCTGATGACGGATGAGGATGACAATGAGATTGATGAGATCATGGGTGAGGCGCAGGAGTCGTCGGTTCAGGTTCCGACGGAGCCTGCGGAGGAGGCGCCTGCTCCGGCTGCATCGGCTCCAGCTCCGGCGGCGGCTCCGGCTTCGAAGAATCGTCGTCGTGTGGTTGCGGCTGCGTAAGCGGCGTAGCAAACCCAAGCAGGGTAAAAATTGTGGAATCAGAGGGAGGGTTGTGAATGACTAAGTCGTCATCCACAAACACAATTTTTGCCTTGTCTGGAAAGTCCAGCGGGTTCACCTGATTCGACACACAGACGGGACTCAGTGAGGACGTCTTGCACGACGTACACGAGTACACCCTTGGTAGACTTGCCAGCATCTCTGGTGTCACAATGCGATAGGGACTGGAAAGACACTGTTCCAGCAAGGTTGCTGGTGTCGTCCACCCCTCCGAAAAGCAACGCTCATAGACATGCGACGGAAGGATCGACCAGACGTTCGGACCTGTCGTCCATCCCTCCTCCTGCATGAAGGTGGCGAATCCAGATTCATAGAACCACAAGATACGGAAGTCAGCATGATCCTCCAGGGAGTGCTCGGACAACCCCACACGACGAAGGTCTTCATCATACAACCAATACACATTTGCGTGGGTATACCGTGGATCACGCGATCCCCGATACACATCCCGCCCATCCATGTTCCAGAGGTCGGACATCACATCGACGTCGTGCTCGGTCACGTCATCTGAGATATCGTCGTACAAGACCCGAGCATCCAGTCTGGAATTCATTATGATGATCGTAGATTAATCGAAGCTGACCGAAACGCGAACATCGTGGCGGTGAACGGAATTGGTGGCCGAGCGGGACAACTCGTGGCGCTTCTTGCGTCCATCCTCGCCCTCCTTCAGGGTCGTCGAACAGGCATCCATATCCGCCTGCACCGCATCCACATTCTGCTGGAGGTAGTCCAAGACCTCATCCTCAATCGCCCACTTGAAGAACTGCAGCTGAGCGATCGTCGTCGTCAGATTGTGAACGCCGTACTGAAACTTGCGACCACGACCAAAGGGGTCAAAGATCTTTTTGCTGTAGCCCCGTAGGCGCGCCTTGTAGACCAGGTACACGATGACGTGACGTCCGTCCTTGGTGAGATAGGAGACGTTGTGCTTCTTGGAATAGTTGGTGACAAACCAGTCCATCAGACGCAGGCTGATCTTGGAGTTAGACTGGAGGATGTCGCGGACGCGGTCCATATGTGCTGTCTCATTGTAGAAGGTATTGAGGTGGACGAGAACCCAGTGATCCTTGCTGCGAATATCCATACTCACACTAACGCAACCTTATGAAAATGGGTTAGACAAATCCGCGCGCACTAAGATATATGAAGCAACCGCAACCCCTGTACTTTACGGACTGTGGAGCCTTGCTGGATGATATTGAACCCTTTACGTCTGAGTTGGCGGTGACGGTGGATGCGATGAAAGAGGCTCTGGTGAAGGAGACCAAGATTCTCGAGGGAACCGCGGTACCCGAATACGGAAAGGCCGAGTGGGAGGTACCGAAGATTCCTGGTGTAAACGAACTTTCGGACACCAAACGCGATGATACTCAATGGACGCCGCCCTCGCAGAATGGTTGCTCGACAGTCGACCCTGCACTCACCTCAACCATCGAATTAAACAGTTCGTCCTCTTCTGTCGTCATCTGCACCCAGAGCTGTCTTACAATTCCCTGCACCAACTCGTGCTGCGTCACGTCGATGCCGCCATGCAAGGGGACGTCGGACGACTGTGGATGCGCGACCGAGCCTTCGAGCGCGTCCTGAGGGACTACGGGAATTACGAGCAGCGCACCGCCAAGTGGTTTGCGGTTCGCAGTGAGATGATTACTGCCTCAGAGGTCTACAAGGCGTTCGGCTCGCCGTCAATGCGTCGCGAGTTGATTCTGGGGAAGCTGGAGCGGTCACCCTCGGGCGAAGGAAATGCCACCTCGGTTCCTCTGATCTGGGGTACCCGCCTGGAGCCGGTCGCGAAGCGGCTGTTCGAGGAGCGAACGAAGTGCAAGGTGCATGACGTGGCCTGTGTGCGCCACCCGCGCATTCCCTATCTCGGTGCCTCGCCAGACGGTCTCATCGAACCAACCAACGGAGACCTGCAGCGCCACGGTCGTCTGGTCGAGTTCAAGTGTCCCTTCTCACGCGTCGAGACAAAGGGGATTCCGCAAGGATACTATCACCAGATGCAGTTGCAGATGGAGTGCACGGGCATCGACGAGTGTGAGTACGTGGAGTACCGCTTCAAGCAGGTGAACTATACGGAGTGGGAGCGGTCCGAGGTTGAGAAGGGCGTCTTCTCGGTTGACGAAAACGGCAAGATCAAGTACGACTGCTCGCCCAAGGACGGTTCGGATACCGTCCAGTTGATATACTGGGTTCTGGTGTCTCTCAAAGAGGAGCTTGTTCTCAAGGATCCTCTGTGGTTGACGACGCATGAGGCTGATTTGGCAAGTGCGTGGGCGGAGGTGGTAAAGCACCGGGCAGCCGGAACCAGGCCCGAGGCAGAGAAGACCGTGATGTTGAGTTTCGATATGTAAGAGTTACTCAGGCTTCTTGTAGCGGAACCGTTCAAGAGCTTCCAGGAGACAATTGCGGGGCTTGGGCTCGGGGACCACCTCGGGGGCAGGCGGAGGGGTCGGTGTCCGATCCTGATACTGTGCGTTCCATTCATCGATCGTATACATATTCCCCATACTGACATTACACCGCGAACAAAGCGGGATGAGGTTACCTATATGGGTTGCCCCACCCTTGCTTTCCGGCACATTGTGCCCGCATTGAAAGTTGAAGACGTTGATCGTGTTTGTGCACCATGCGACGGGGCACTTCGTCTCAAAGACCTTACCTGCCTTGACGACCCACACCTGCTCGCGCAGGGCCTTGGGGATCTTGCTTTTTACGTAAGGGATAGGTCTCTGAGGAATGTTAGCAAAGAGTCGGGACATGTGCCCTCGCCCCTCGGGGCGCCTCATTATACGTTTCATTACACAAACGCTCTATATTGATTTACTTGGAACGGTGTCTCAATTCCCGTGGCAGGACCGATGCTGTAGGGGGAGGGTTCGAGATGGTTTGTGCGCTGTTCGTACGACGAGTTCTGGACCGCGACGGTCTTCTGTACCTGCGACTTATCGAGGAACTCCGGCTGGAACCGCTCACGCGTCGAAAAGAGCACCAGGCCCACCAGAATCATGCCGGCAATGAGATACACCCACGAGTTCATTGTTTATGGTGCTTGAAAAAAACGAATGCTTTTCCCTGAGTCAGAGACAAGGAATAGATATGGAGGATCGTGCCCTTGAGATTCTCCGGACGATGTTGAAGGCTCGCAAGCTGGATACAAAGACGGAGCGTCTCACCTTTGACGATTTCCCTAACGCAAATGCCTACACCGTCGGCAACGTCTTTGTCGCCTTCAGTCAGAAGGACAAGGGCTTGCAGGAGAAGGACGTGCGCGGGCTCGTGGCCTTTGCCACGGACAAGGCATACAAGAATGGAATCGTTATCGTGTCGATGCAGAAACCCTCGGAGAATGTGCTTCGTGTCGTCAAGACGCTGTCGAAGGATCGCGTGCAGTTCTTCCACATCCGTCAGCTCCAGTTTGATATCACGACCCACCGCTATGCCATGCCTCATCGGATTCTGAATGAGGACGAGAAGAAGGCCGTCTTCGACCAGTATCACATCGAGAGTGATGCGAAGGCACGTGAGGTTCTTCCCTGGATTGACTCCCAGGATCCGATGGTGAAGTGGATCGGAGGGATTCCAGGCGACATCATTGAGGTTCTTCGGCACAGCGACGTAGCGGGACAGATCCGCTACATTCGGTGCTGTGTGGAGGACACAAATATTCAGTAACCTACATACAATGGATGCCCTCAACGCCAAGTACGCAAAGTTGATGGCTCTGTACGAGGACCACGTCAAGCAGGCGATGGATACGGGAGATATTCAAGCGCATGTCGAGACTCTGAAAACCTTGAACGAGCAGATTGCCGATGTCCTCGACCAGATGATTGCCATCACCGCCAAGGCAAAGGAGTCACATGCGACTCTTGCTCGCGATGACCTCATGCGAAAACTTGACCGCATTCAAAAGGACTACAACGGACTCGCCCAGTCATCCGACCAGCTGGAGACTCTAAAACGGATTCGCAGCGATCAGACAGTCGCAGTGAACCAATTCTTCTGGACCTATTTTTGGTTGTTTATTGTTCTCTGTCTCTTCGTCCTCGTCATGCTGTTCTTTAAGAAGGCCGCGCCGGCATTGCCATCCATGCCGTCACTACCAGCACCTCAGAGTAATGTCAATGTGATGAGCACACCCAGGATTGCGGCTCCCACACCCGCCTTGACGTAAAGAGGCGTCATATCGATCTGCTCTTCTGAGTCCTGGTTGATTTTTTGCTCTGTGGCGTAGCGATCCTGCAACCGAGGTCCCTCCTTCCGAACGGCCTTCAGATCGCCGCCGAGTTTTGTGATATCTGGATTCCGCTGGGCGTACTTTTGGACAAAGGCATCGACGTTGCTCCCCTGCTCCTTCGTCTGCTTTTCCTTGTTGGCGACATAGTCCCGAATCCATGCCTCGGCGTTTTCGTATGCCACCTTGTATGCCTGATTTCCGGTCAGCTTGTATTGGACGTAATTGTCCTTGTACTGCCGAGCCGCTTCGTCCATTATCTTGTCTGACATAAAAACAAAATGCCGATCTCGTCGTATCTGGAAAGCAACGGAACACCTCACGTCAGACTCTGGCGTGATGCCTCGGAGCACACGCGCTTCATTCGGATGGCGGCCACGGTGGCTCCTCTGATTAGCCAGCCCAACGGTCTGAATATCCCCAAGGGCGGGTATAACTCCAAGTCGGGCGGAATGCAGGCTAACCGTGATGCACGCCTGTTTAGCCCAGTCTTCGGAACATTCAAAACTTTCGCTCCTAATAATAGCTAGATAACCGATGTCCTTCTCGGAGTACTCCAAGATTCAAAGTGAGTATGCCACGTACTCGGCACAGGACGAGGTAAAGAAGGCGGCCGACCATGTCACACCCAAGCGCGCGCCGACGGCACCCGCAGAGGATATCCAGAAGGTCCGCAATGACATCCTGAACCCCGTTCGGGTCCCGGGAGTTCTCTTCATTCAAATCTGTCTCTTCATTATCTTCCTCTGCCTGCTTGCGTACCTCGTGATGCCGGCAAACTACGCCCACGGTGTCGCATTCTTGTTGCTCTGTGTGGCGGTGTCCCTTGGAATCTTTCTGCGGAAATGATAATGTTCGGGAACACCTGTCCTGGCGGATTCGTCATGAATCCCGCCCAAGTGGGGTCGTGTGTTGTGCCATGCCCTCAAGACAAGGGATTTGCGTTTGAGATGATTAATGGGCGCCCGACGTGTGCGTACACAGAAGACAAGCAGTACTTTGTTCCGATCACGCCAATCCCTGCGATCTCGGCGTCTCCTGGGATGGAGGTACCCCGCGCCTCCGAGATTCCCACCTTCAAGGCAGAATCGGATGCGTTCCAGAAGAACTTCCCCCCGATCCTCGCCCAGATTGATCGCACCAAGCAGATCAACGATGCCTACAAGGCCATGCAGATTGCCGAGAACGCCGCCGACGAGTCCCCCGACGCCTACCAGGACGCCCGGGTTCGCTACTATACACTCCTCAAGGGAGACACCTGGAAACAACAGGAAGCCGAGCGCGTCGGCAAGGCAGAGGTGAATCCCGTGATCGACTCGTACATGAAACGTGTCGCCGCCACGGAGGAAGAGAACGCAAAGTACACGAACACCCTCGACGTCATGAAGGGAGTCCATGAAAAGGTTCTCTCCATCAAGGACGACCTCAAGTACTCGGTGGATACCTTCCAAAAGCAAATTCATGCACTGCAGAATGAGATCCTGGTCGAGCGGCACAAGTCGGCAGACTCCACCAACACCATGTGGAGCTTCTTCGATCTGGGATTGAATATATTGTTGTTCTTCCTTCTATTGACCCTGGTCGTCGTTGCGTATCGCAAACTCTTTGCGGGGACGTCCACCGTCGAACCGACTGATCGCGATCTCGTGCCCCCTTGGTGGATGTTCCGCAGATAGTTTATACACAGTACCCCTTACCAAACAATGCAGTGTCGGTTATGTCTCGACACAAGTGACCTCGTCTCAATGGTCTCTCCCTGCTTTTGCACGGGATCCATGGCATATATCCACTCGAGTTGCCTCGATGAATATATTCGATTCTACCCTGACCGCATCTGCCGGGTCTGTGGGAGACCCTTCGAGTTCCGCTCACCCCGCGACCAGTCCGCGATGACATCCCTGTACTTTTTCTTTCAGACCTTTCTCCTTGCCTCGGATCTGTCCTTCGGGGTGAAGGTGATCGTCTTCCTCGCGTCCACGCTGTTCTTTCGAAACGTCCTCCTTCCCTCACCTGTCTCGTGGTCGGCAATCACGATACTGTGCGTGGTGAACCTGCTGACGATGCCTATCTTGTCTATGATGTACCTTGCGGGTCTGGTTATCCTCACGGTCGGCTATCTCATTCCCGCCGAGTATGTTCTGTGTATGGCAATGATAACCCTGTTCTCTGGATACCTCTTCCTCATTGCCTTTGTCGCGGCCTCGCACTTCAATAGTTTCACGAATGCCCTCCTTCTGGGAACGGTCTTTATCCTCTGGAACACGGGCATGCGTGCGATTGACAAACTGCGAGTCTAACCTAGACGACAATGGAAGTGACGGACGCGAGATCCGTGACTGATTTCCAAAAGACAACCTTTTGCGGACATAATCGATCGACTGTCGTCAAGGTCCTCACTCAGAATATTGGACTCGGACACGCAGACTACTCGTGCTACTGGTCTCTTGAACTCCTGTGTTCGGGACTAGTGCATACGCTCTGGATGTCGCTGTTTGAGGCAGCAGCAATCCACGTGAATCGGGCCCAACCCGCCGTGTTCCTCTTCTTGGCGGACTCGTATGAGAAATATGCACCCATCGAGGCGTCATATGATCTTCGCAATATGACGGCCATTCGGAATAACCCCGATGTCCGTCGCAAGATCTGTGAGGCAGCAACAACCATTGCCTTTTGTCGTAAGAACAAACTCCCGAGTCTGCCGACTATCAAACCAGCACACGACTTCCACCAGGTCACGATCCAGGAGAGTCTGCGGGCACCGTCGACCATCTATGGGAAACTGGTGCTTCGTCGCGACGATCCCATCACAGTCGCCATCCCCGCGAATGAGATTTGTTACTCTCTTCGTAGTGATGTGCGCGACGTCACAAAGACCCTGTACTGGATCGCGTGGACAATTGCGTACTGCCGCGAACACAAAAAGCAGACCAAACAGGCACTGGTTTTCTCGAATCGTTCGGACGAGTTTGTGGGACACGCCCACGGGGCGCACGTTGCCTGGGTGTTCTGGGACTGCGTTCGGAAGCAGGCACAATCCTATGCTCGCCCCCACGTGGAGGTTCTCTACAAGATGTACTGTCTGCGTTGGTCTCCTTCTGAGGTCACCGGTCGTCAGAGTCTCCTGATTGCTGCGGTCGTTCTGGTGTGTGAGGGTGTCACACTGGATACGACGCCGGTGACAAGCGAGACCACGGCAGTCTCATCCGTCCTCGGAGGCATTCCCGGATGGATTGACGCCATCACTCGTATGCAGAAGAGTTTTTCTGCCTAAAGAGTCATAGAGATGAAGATTCCCGGACTGTCTGCAAAGAACAGTGTGATTGTGACGATTGCCCTCCTGTTCTTCATCGTGGCGAACCCGATGGTGTTCCGCTTTGTCGACTCCCTGCTGGGGTGGCTGGTGGGTCCGATTGCCAGCCCCTCGGGATGCCCGACGACGCTGGGTCTGGTCGTCCACTCGTTTGTCTTTGCGCTCCTGCTGGTCTGTGTGGTTCGCGCGTAAAACGAACCCGTCTTCTCTAAATGAAGTACACAAAACAGAATGTTCCCCCGCATTTCCGCCTCGAAGGTGGCCGGCTTTATCGGCCTCCACAAGTTCCAGAACCAGCATGAGATTTTCTACGAGCTTCTGTGCAGAAACAAGGATGTGGCTGCACAGATCGCAGAGATTGAGCGTGAGGAGGGTCGCCGTCCCTACCAGAAGGTCCTCGATGAGGTCATGAAGGAGTCGTCCGTGCGCGACTGTGTGAGCCTCGGTGTCAAGGCGTGTGAGACGACCCAGGATGTTCGGTCCGTCCTCACACAGGTGGAGTCGCAGGCACAGGCGGTCCTCAGTCTGCGCCATGGGGGGCTGTCCCAGGAGCTCCGCGACAAGATCGCCGAGGAGATCAGCGGCAAGGTCGGTCGTCAGCGCGGTATCAACAACGAGGCGACGGTACTGAATAACTACGAGACGGCGCAGAAGGTCAAGGTCACGGACCGTAACAACAAGACCATCGTCAAGGAGTGCATCAACTTCAGCCTGGTCGGCCGTTGCGATGGGTACGTCGAGTCGGAGAACCGTATTGTGGATTCCAAGGAGCGTACGCGCTGGTGGCCAGAGATCCCGATCTACGATGAGATCCAGATGCGCGCGTATATGTTTATGACGGGCGCCAAGGAGTCCGAGCTCGTCGAGCGTTTCCCCGACGGTCGCACGCGCAATACGAAGTACCTCAATGATGCCGACAAGTGGAAGACGATCCACGATCTCATCGACAAGAACGTGGAGGTCCTGAACTCTGCCATGTGCAACCCCGAGGACCTAAAACGAATCGTCCTTGCGAATACGGTGGTGACGACACATGCGGATTGAGATACTCGCCGACGTCCCACCCGAGTTCGCCAAAGCGAAACCACTCAGAACCTACGAGACCCAGTACATCTATACGGGGTTTCGTCGATATGATGTTGAGCGCAAGATGTTGATGGAATTTATTGAAACCGTAGAGGGTACAGTTCTCAAGGAAGTCCCCCTTGAACCCGGCGTCTTCTCCCGCGGATATTCAGCAGAAACGGTCGTTGTGAGCGTCTATTCGGACTCGCCACGTGTATGGAAGGAATATCTGAATTCACACGTCACTCACTTCTTCCGCGAGAAGCAGCCGCAGTAACCCTTCGCCACCTCCGGCACCAACGTCTCAATCGACTCCAGAGTCGGCACCTTATTTTTCAGTTCCTCCACGGTCTTCACCGCCGACTTGACCTCCTCGACGACCACCTTGATCGTCTTGAGCTCGTTGGAGAGGGTCTCGAAGAGGGCGCGCACCTCCGCGAGCTCCTTGCGAATCTCCTCCGTGGGGACACCTCCGAGCGCCGTGCCCGCGCCGAACACGACCTCATCCACCTTCTTCAGTCCCTCCTCCACGACGGGAACGATCGCCTCTGCAGTCGAGACTGTTTCATCAATGGCTTGCATGCTCTTTGTATCCGTGTTCATTTTTTAATTTGCAAAGGTTGGTAACCAGTAAATGGATTTCTCACAGATTATGTCTATTGCGACAGCAACCCTATGCGTGCTTGTTGTCTCGCATCTGTGTGTCTTCTGGGTCGTTCGCACGCTGTACCCGCCGACGGTGCCCGTTTTCGTTCAGCAGGTCCCAGTGATGCAACCGCAAGCTGTGGCGCCTCAACCACAGGTCTTCACGCAACCACAGGTCTTCACGCAGCCGCCGTCGATAGAGCAGCAGAATGTGGTCTTACCAACGTATGAAGCGCCTGTTCCCGTTGAAGCCCCACGTGCGGAAGAACCCCGTCGGGGACCTCCACCAGCAGAGGCAACCTCAATTAAACGGGATACCGGGGTGGGTGCTTCTAACGCATGATGAGAACCACGCGCCCAAGGCTCTCTTCGTGGATACCAGCGAGCGGGTGTCGACCTTCTCGGTTGTCCTTGATGAGCGCCTGTTTTCGGACACGGTGTTCCGAGCCATCAAGATCTCGCCGCGTATCATTGTTCTGTGTGACATCCGCTGGTTGAATGGTACGCCCTTTCACGAGCGTCATCCATTTGAGGATCGCAAGAGGTGCCTCGAGGCACTCCTGGATACCTTTCACGTACCACACCAAACAGCTCTCATCACTCCGGAACAGGCTCCGTTAGGAACGCTCGTCCGGGGATATGAATATTACGATAATGTCCCAGGCTCCGTGGGCGTATTTAATCCCGCCGATGAATAAATGGCTAGCACATGTGGTGGTCCAGCCATGGGCGGGCGTCGCCGCCGTACAATGAAGTCGAAGAAGGCGCGCAAGATGCGCGGCGGAATGGGCTACGGCTTCCAGGGTCCTATGGGTACGAATGGTCCCGTGTGGGGGTCGTCGTGGGGAGGTGAGGTGACAAAGGATGGCACGCCCGTTCTGGGAACCTCGGACCGCGTGGTGGGTGGTCGCCGCCGCAAGACCGCCAAGGGCAAGAAGGGCAAAAAGGGTCGCCGTCGGACGATGCGCGGAGGTGCGACCTGGCAGTCGCCGGGTCAGGTGGGCTATGGATACACGGGCACGGGGTCTCGTGGTCTTGCTGACCCTACTGGCTATGCGTCTCGGGTGCCTCCTTCGGGCGGCCCGTCTCAGAATGCGGATGGCGCATACCACGTCTAACCACGGCATCGGCAAACACGTACGGAAGGTACTCGTTATCGTTCGTCCGAATGAAGGGTCCGCCTGTCGCCATGCAGACAAGGTACATGCGCTGAATCGACATACGAAGATCCTGATACTCAACCCACTCACTCCACGAGCGGAAGGTGGCGATACAACTGGAGATCACCAGCATGATGTCCGCCTGCCGAAGAATCACGAAAAAAATACATATCAACGGTGTGAGGATCATTTCGTTGATGCGTATCATGGTATCGCCCCAGGAGAGGGGGGCACACTTGCGTCGAAGTTGGATGAATCGTTCGGCGATCTCAAAGGGCGACGTAGAGTCGGACTTAGTCATTGATCTTTACAAAGATTCCATTGCCTGGAAATTTCTCGAGCTCGTACGTATTGGCATCAATATAGGCAAGATCCGTCGTCTCCGTGAAGTTGATGAGCTTGAGGACGAGGTCCAGACGGATACAGTTGCCCGGAGCCAGGAACTTGTTGAAGGCGCGCGTCAGATCAATATCCGTGTCGCGATCCCCGACCCACAGCCAGGGAGACTTGACCCGCGGGAGTAGGAAGGGATTCAGGTGCTTGATGATCTCCTCGCCAGCGTAGTGGATGTAACAGAGCTTGTCACCGTCCTCGTTCGCCCATTCCTCGATGTAGACGGCATTCTCTGGAACCACAGTGATGGAGGGGTCGTACTCGCGCTCATCGGCAAGGAAGTACGCACGATTGTAGCTCTTGGTGTCGACGGGGAAGAGCATGAGCATAACGACGCGCGTGTAGTAGTGGGCCGTGCGAAACATCGCAACCAGCATCTGGAGAATAACGAAGAGAACATCAGACATTCTGTGAGGATGCCTTGGGTCCTCGATTCGGTGTCAGATTCGTTTTTACTCGATCGTGTTGGACGGGTTGGGGACAGGCACGTCGGACGGTTTCTGCTTCTTGTCCGTGAACTTCTCCGTAAGGTGTCCCAGGACATACTCATCGAAACCCACACCCATCGAGATCGCCGTCGCCAGCGCCGTGATGAGGAAGGGCGCCGCGACAAGGAACCACGAGACAACCGAGAGGCCGATGCCGCAGAACATATCCAGAACCACGACCGTCGCCAGACCGAAGATGACCTTGATGATGAGCGTCACCCACATGCCAAAGGACGCGTCCAGACCCAGCTGGATGACAAGGAAGATCAGGTACAGAAGCGCTGGGGGGCACAGGTCCTCGATAAAGCGCATTTACATATTTCGCGAGAGAATTCAAGAAATGGCGGAGACCATTCAAAATTTGACCTCATGCACTCGAGAGCAAGCGGAGGCGGCTCTGGCGGAGCACAAGGAGGTCTGGCTCGCCGTGGATGCCCTGATGACCCGCCCGCCAGTGGCCGGTGACAAGTACATCCCTGCCGAACCCGAGATCGATCGCGGCATGTCGCAGGAGCAACTGGATCGGTGTGTCAAGGGGCGCTGGCTGCAGGCGCAGGTTAACGCTGTATTCTCAGTCGCCCACTCGAAAACCCTACCCGACCCACCGGCGCTACAAGACGCTGGGGCGTCGGCGCTGGCGCCTGAGATCCCTGGGGCACCGGCGCAATCACCGCCATCGAGTTAATCATCTTCACGGGATTGCCACGGGAAAAGTCCTCGACCAGACTCGCAATCCGTGGCGCTTCCTCAAAGATACCCATACTCTCAATGTGCTCCCGCGAGCGTGCCGACATCGCGGCATAGGTGCTCTCATCGTCCAAGAACTCAATCGCATCCGACCACGACTGCACGGACTCGCGATCACACGACAGCGCCGCATCGCCAATCCACTCCGCCACACCCTCTGTGCTGCAATTGGGGTGCGGGGGGTCAGCCGCGGGCTTGGAATAGATGACAGGGATCCCATTAATCATCGCCTCAATGGCAATGCGACCAAAACTCTCGTAGTACGAGGGCATCAGGAGAATACGGGTCTTCTTGAGGATGTTACGAATATCATCGTCAAAGGGAATCCATTTCACGTTGGAGGGTGCGGGAGGCACACGGAGTTCTCCATAGTACGGAAGAACACCCAAGAACTTTCGGTCGGGCATCGCCTTCGCCATCTCAATAAACTGAAGCACACCCTTGTTGAGATTTGCATTCACAAGAGTGATGTACTCGCCCTGGAAGGGTTCGTTGATGACAATCTGATTGCGATGCATGATGGGACGCACAGTCTCGGTACGTACAATGGACGGCGGGAAGGGTTTGATGTTGTTGTAGTAATTTGCCTGCATCGTCTTGTTCACGAAGAAGAGCATCTCGTTCCAGCGCCCATCGACACGCCCCGTGATTGCCGTGTAGTTCCCGTCAAAGTGGCAGGTCGCGATGATTGGTCGATAGTACCCCCGCGAGTTAATCCGACGAACCTCGGGAAGGATGGGCGAGTGGGGCGTAATCCACACCTCACTCGTATCGAGATAGTTTGTTGCGGCAGTGTAGTGCAAGAATCGGAACCCTCGGTAGATATCTCCGTTATACCCCTCCTTAGGTTTCTGAATAATCAGAAAGACGATCGAGTGACCGCGCTTCTGAAGCTCTGTGGCAAGATCGACATCGTGCAGGAACGCCCCACACAGGTCGGGCATCCGATTGGCGAAAAAGATGATTTTCATTTCACGTATCGTAATTATATTCAGGCATCAACACGTTTTGTCTGGATCAACCGAGTGGCATCCCCACCGCGCGTCCAGTCATAGATCCAGTTCGAGGGGTTCGAGTGCTCCGACGACTTTTGCGGAATCAAAGGATCGAAGAAGTTCGGGATCGCCTTATCCATGATCGTGTTCGCCTCCTTGCGGTTGCGAGGGGGTGCCGAGAAGATGAGGGAGGACTCATCAGCAACCGCCTGGGGGTCTCCACCGCCCAGGTGAGGGGTCGTGGCGAAGGGGCGAGACCACAGCTGGTGCTTGCCCTTGTGACGCCACGCACCGGGCATACCCCAGCGAAGCTCCGTATTCTCATCCACCTTGCACCCGCCGCCGCCGGCCGAGCCAAAGCCTCCGCGGGCAATCATGCCTGGCTGATCCGCCATCGCAACGGCGGGGTTCAACGTGTCCGAGCATCCCGCTGTAATGGACGCCGTCTGGCGTGTCAGACCCTCGTTGTTGGCAAAGGTCTTGGTTGCCTCGTCATACTTGTCCGAGACGATCCGAGTGGGTGCATAGAACCAGTCCAGCGTGTTCGTGGTCGACATATTATATACAAACCCAGATTTAATCGTAGAAAACGAACAGTCTCTCTGCTGACTAGAGTGTAAGTACTGATACCATGAATGCCATTCTGCAACCCTGCGATTGGTACGAGCATGATGTGTACGAGCGCGAGACAAAACGCCAACGCTATGTCGTCGATGCCTTTGGGCGAACGTCCTCGGGCAAGGTCGCCTGTGTTCGCATCACGGGATTTCAACCGTACTTCTACGTCCAGAGCGAGAAGAAGCCGCACCCCGCGGCGATTCTTGAGACCAAGTACGACGTGATGGCGGGATTTAGCGGTCTTTCGACGGTGAAGGTGTGGAAGGTCGTCTGCGACACCAAGTCCGAGTTCTCCGAGCTGGCGAGGAAGGTGGGCGGCACCTTGTATGAGAGCAATCTGCCACCCTTCCTTCGGATGTTTCATCACCGGCACCTCGGTCCTGCCTCCCCCTTCCGGTTTCGGGCGTCGATGTACGACACTCCCGAGACTCTTCACGTCGACGAGTTCTACATCTGCGACGTCTCGACCATCGACCCTGTGGATGCCAACATCCCCATGAAGGTGGCGTGTTATGACTTGGAGATGTACTCGGCGTCCGGTATGTTTCCCCAGGCAAAGAAGGGCGATCCCATCGTTCAGATTGGTATCTCGTATCGCTGGTCGACGGACATGCTGACCCCTATCCGCAAGCGAGTCTTCGTCGTAGGAACGGTCGACAAGTCGGATGACCCCGAGGTCCAGTTCGTGGGGTGCCGCACAGAGGAGGACATGCTCCGGGCGTTTGACACGGAGATTCAGGTGGAGAACCCCGACGTGATGTGTGGATACAACACCTTTGGGTTCGACGATGCATACATTGAGGACCGCTGCCACGAGCTAGGTATCGCGGACGAGATTCAGCTGGGTCGGTGTGCGATGAAGATGAAGAAGGGCGATATGTGGATGACGCGGTTCTCCGAGACCAAGCGGTTCGAGCTCGCCTCGGGTAAGTACGATCTCCGCTACCTCTGTATCCGCGGTCGTCTCGGGTTGGATCTGCTCCTCAACATGCGCCGCGAGCACAGCCTCGACAGCTTCAAGCTCGACAGCGTGGCGTCTGTCTTCCTCCGCGACAAGGTGCTGGGGTACTCCAAGCGAGTCGTGACAACCAAGAGCACGCGCGGTATGCGCGTCGGCAACTACGTCCGCTTCGAGGTCGTCGGCAACAGCAGCGATCCGTATCGCGAGGGCGAGAAGTACGTGGTGACCGAGGTCACAAAGACGACGTTTACGATCGACACGAACGAGGACTTGTTCGACGACCTGCCCGAGTCACAGCGCAAGACGCTCGAGTGGACCTTCTCGAAGGACGACGTTGAGCCCCACGAGTTGTTCGACCTCCATGCCATCGGTGGTCCGACGGGTCGTGCACGGATTGCCAAGTACTGTATTCAGGACTGCGACCTCGTCCTGACCCTGATGGCAAAGCTGGATACGCTCGTCAATGCCCGCGGAATGTCGGACGTCTGCAAGGTGCCGATGGAGTACGTCCTGCGCCGCGGTCAGGGCATCAAGATCTTCAGTGCGGTTGTGTACTATGCCTCACAGAGGAACCAGATCATTCAGGTTCAGCATGCCATCGGCGATGACGACGGGGGATACGAGGGTGCGATCGTCATCTCTCCCAAGATCGGCATGTACCTGGACCAGCCCATCTCCGTCCTGGACTTCAACTCCCTGTATCCGACGAACATGATTGCCTGGAACATCTCGCCCGACTCGCTGGTCGCGGTTCGGGTCTATGACAGCGACGGCAATCTGGTCCGTAACGAGTGCGAGCCACCCATCGACGCTGAGGCCTTCAAGAAGAAGCTGGCCGAGGTCGAAGAGCGGTTCACTGTCGAGTCTGTGACCTACGACAATAAGGATGACAATGGAGTCATCACGGGAGAGACGCGGTGCTACTACGTCCAGAAGGACGACACGCAACCGATGACCGAGGGTGTGATCCCGAAGACACTCGACATTCTACTCAAGAAGCGAAAGGAGTTCAAAGAAAAGATGGAGGACAAACAATATGACGAGGCTCAACGATCTGTTTACAACGGTCTCCAGCTTGCTTACAAGGTCGTTGCAAACTCCGTCTACGGCCAGACAGGATCCCGCACCAGTCCCATCCGAAAACTCTGCGTTGCCGCCTGCACCACCGCTGCAGGACGTAAGGCCCTGGGGATCGCCAAGCATGTCGTGGAAACAGAGTTTGGGGCAGAGGTCATCTACGGTGACACCGACTCCATCTTTGTTAAATTCCCTACCACCGACCTATCAGAGTCTATCCGACTTGGCATCGCCTCTGGCAAGTCCATCACGGCCCAGTGTCGGCGACCGTATAAGATCGCTTATGAGAAGACGTTCTACCCGTTCATCCTCTTCTGTCGCAAACGGTACGTTGGCATGAAGTACGAGGAAGACCCGAGCCCAGCGAAGGCCAAGCGGGTGTCGATGGGTATCGTCCTCAAGCGTCGCGACAATGCACCGATCGTGAAGGATGTCTTTGGAGGCGCCCTGGATATCCTGATGAAGGAGCGGGATGTCAAGAAGGCCCAGCAGTTTACCAATCAGATGCTGTTGAAGGTGTTGAATAACGAGGTGCCTCTGGAAAAGTTCATCATCACCAAGTCCCTGCGTGACGACTACAAGAATCCTACGCAGATCGCTCACCGAGTGCTCGCCGATCGTATGGAGTCCCGTGATGCGGGTACGGCGCCCAAGGTCGGGGATCGTCTGGCCTTCATCTATGTGGCCGAGAACAAGGCCAAGTCCAAGCAGGGTGACCGTATCGAAGAGGTGGGGTATGTCCGCGAGAAGGGCCTCCACCCCGACACCGAGTTCTACATCACCAACCAGATCCAGAACCCGGTCGCGCAGTTGTTCGCGCTGTGTATTCAGGATCTGGACGGATATGTCCCACCTCGCAAACCGTCCTACGGAACGCTCATGGAAACCATGATGGAGAAGCACCACGATGAGGAGAAGGCCACGATTGCTGTTCTTGACAAGAAGGAAAAGCAACTAGAGTCCATCATGTTTCTCGGCAGTCCCGCACTCTCCAAGATTGTGCGGAGCAGGGTGCGGGGACCAATGGATGCCTTCGTGGGTCGGAAATAGTTTTCGCAACACGTCTCTCCTAGAACATATGGACGAGGACGAGATCGAGCACGATATCCAAAACGAGGAGGACTACTCTATCCTGCTCGCCGTACGCGACATGCTGCGGAACACGCGAGAGTTGTATCGGACGATTCGGTTTGTACTGCCAGGCACTCAGCGCGGGGAAGCGATCATTGCAAACGAGATAACCAATCGACAGATCCTGAGTGTCCTTCGGGCACAGATGGCCGCAAACCAAGCTGTTCGGTACACGGTGAATATCCCTCTCGGGAACATGGCCGCCAACATGCCTCTCGTCGATCCGGCAGGATCTCGTTGGGAGGATCCTGTTCCTATCATCCCGACGGTGGAGCAACTTGCCGCTGGTACAGAACACAGCGTGCAGGCTCCCGAGAACACGACCTGTTCGATCTGTCAGGAAGGGCTGACCCGCGGCGTGCGACTTCGCCACTGCGGTCACTTTTTCCATGCCGACTGTATCGGTCAGTGGTTCACGATGAGCCCGCGGTGCCCGATGTGTCGTCACGACATCCGCGGAGCGGACGCGGATTCGAGTTCAGACCGGTCTGAGGTTGTCAACAGCCGGCTGGAAACTCTTTTACGTACTGCTCTGGGACATATAGATAACCTCGATAATGATCGTCGCATGCACCCCGACTAGGAATAGGGGGTGGACGCGCGAGTTCTCGGTGAGTTGTATGAAGGCACAAACTCGTCAACCCGATCTGTGGGTCGTGGTCGATAATTCTTCGGATCCGAATGACACCTGGATTGGCGTTGGGAAGGATCACCCCCACGTCTTGTACGATCGCGTGGAAGAACCGCATACGATTGGGTGGATGCGGAATCGATGCCTGGACCTCGCCTTGAAGGCGGGGGCAGAGTACATCGTCTTCTGGGACGACGACGACTATTATCCTCCTCGACGGATCCACGACGCTATCGCTGCGCTCGAGGCACATCCCAAGGCAGAGATTGCGGGAAGCTCGAAGATGTACTTGCTCGTCCTTCCCGAGAACACTCTGATGACGGTGGGTCCCTATGGTGACAATCACTGCACGGGAGCAACGATGGTGGTGCGTCGTCGCTACGCGGAAGCGAACCGATTCGATCCCGAAAAGGAGAAGGGTGAGGAGCTCTCGTTCACAAACGGGTGGACGGCGCTGGTCGTTCAGGTCAACATGGAGACGGCCATCGTTGCCATGGGGCATCGTCGGAACACCGTAAACAAGTCACAGGTCGTTCGTAGCCCGAAGATCTTTGCGGCCGAGTCCGTGAATACTGTTAATGGGAAGCAGGTGTTCCATGCGCGATGGCCCGTTCAATGGGATCTATTTCGACGGACATTTTCTGTTTGAGGACGCACAACACCTCGGGCGTACAATCGTTCGGTAGAGTGATGGTCGGTAAGGTGTCGGAGAGTCCATATTGCAGGCACTGGAAGATGCGCCGTACATCATGCTTGAACTGGCGGGCGAGGAGTTGAACGTCTTTCCCAGGGAATAGTGCCACTAAGTCGGCCGGTTTGGGTGGATAACACCGAATCTTAGTAATTGTTTCATTCATCTTGAAGACACGCGGGACCTCATTGCAGGTCATGAGGATGGGTATCTTCCGATCCTCGGACTTGATCCATTCAGACAACTTGCGCTGGGCGTGGGGGTCTGATCCATCCACCTCATCCAAAATCAAACACACAGGTTTCCTATGCCCTTGAGCGAAGGCTAGGATACTTCGTGTATGGCGGGCAGACTGCATGAGTTGCTCGACGTCAGCGAAACTACGCAAGGACTGACTGGCATTCACTTCCAGAGGGTCAAACTCACAGGTCCGCGTCGCAGCCAGGACCATGGTCGTCTTCCCGATACCCGGAGGACCGTGGAGGAGAAGGACCTTGTTGTACGGCTTGGTGGCGAGATAGCTACGTATGGCTTGCTTTGTTTCTGTATGCCCGACCACGCCGTCAAGATATTCAGGGCGACGCGTCTCGCTCCACATACCTTGTCTTCGTAGGGTCACAGAAAATGCTTACTCGCAAACTAGACAATGGATGTCCCGAGACATATTCTGAAACTCTTGTTTACGGACTCCACCTTCCCCCTCATCCA